TGATCGGACAGGAGAGGAAGTCTCGGCTTTCTCAATCTTCCCGGCAAGGATCCTTGCCGCCTTGTTTCTGTTCTGCGGTGATGCCTTAGGCATCGTCACAGTGACCTTCTTCACCTTCTCTGTGAGCGGATCTGTGTACCTCTCACAATACTTGACTGTTCCATTCTTCTGTGTTTCACACCACATAATATCAACTCCTATCTAAAAATAGGCATAAAAAATAAGCCTACTAAAATGAGAAGGCTTATGATATAATGTAGCTTGATCAGAGCGTTATTCATAAGCCTTCGGTTTGTGGGTAACTTCCCTCAGGTGTTCCACCACCTGGGGGATTTAATAACAAGTCCTTAGCAACGTCCTCCCGCTATGAGGGAAGTGACAACGCTCTGGACTTTTATTTATTTTTATCAATCATCTTCTTAACAGCTTTATCAAAGTCTGACTCTATTTTTTGGTTTTTGTTGAACAACGAATATTCTTTCTCTGCTTTAGCTTTTGCAGCCTTTGAGGATATATATCCCTTGTCAGGCAGAATATTATATCTTCTGAATGTAAGAAACTCATTTACACTATTGGCAAACTCTTCCATGGTAAATGTGTTCTCACGTTCTATAAGGTCTTCAATATAATCAAAATATCCGGTAACAGTACGTTCAAGCTGACGAATTTGCTTTTCGTCAAGATAGTTCTTTGCTATAGAGACATCGGATTTTAAAACTCTGCCATCTGGGGCGTTTTTCCATGTAACAAGTCCCATGTGCTCTTTTGTGTGATCGGCAGAGGTATATACTTTTTCAGCAGCAGTTTGTCCAGTGATTGCATAATGAAATTTATTTTGTACCATTGCGTAAAAGTCATGAGTGATCTGTGAATTTTTATCATAATCTATACTGCACTCTGCGAATATATCTGTAATCTGTTGCCATATTCTGCGTTCGCTGGCTCTGATCGAACGAACTCTTTCAAGAAGTTCTCTAAAGTAATCTTTGCCAAATGCGGTTTTGCCCTGTTTAAGACGTTCATCATCCAATACAAAGCCCTTTGTTATATATTCTTTTAAAATGTTGGTTGCCCATATTCTAAAGTGTGTAGCTCGTATGGAGTTGATTCTATATCCTACCGATATTATGGCATCCAGATTGTAAAACATAGTCTCTTTTGATTGGGTTTTGCCGTCTAATGCTCCATGTGGAGTGGTTGTTTCCATTTTGGAAATAACCACTTCCTTGTTTAATTCGCCATCGGCAAATATGTGAGACAAATGCTTATTGATGGCTGGAATCTGGACACCAAATAACTCAGCCATACCTTTTTGTGTGAGCCATATGGTATCGTCCTTTATCAAAGCATTAACAGATACATCCTCTTGTTCTGTTTTATATAAGAGAAATTGAAATTCTTGCATAAGTATATCCCTTCATTTGTTAATTATTTTTGCAATCCATGCGCATAAGCCTCAATAACATCGGCAGAGCCTTTGTTGAAGTCGTCCCTGTCTATGTGTCCGATAGCGTGGATATAAGCGTCATTTAGCTGTTCCTGAGTGAATCGTGAATTGAGGAAGATAGTGTAAGAGCCATCTTCGTTACTGGTCACGGTTTCTTTAATCTTGGTAGATTTTAAATCCATCATCTGTACGTTTATATATTCCAAAGAAATCATCCCTTTCAAATGTAGTCAGAAAAACAATAACAAAATCAGTGGGATGTTTTATGTGCATTATCGTTTCTCTTTATTCTTGAGAGCCATGAGCATTGTGTGAACTGTCTCCAAGTCCTCTGGCTCTGCATCCCTTGCGGCATCGAAGAGAAGAGAGAGCTGCTTGTTCTCGAATATCTCTTGTGCCTTCTGAGCTGTTTCATCGTCAAAGTAATATGTAGGCTTGGCTGGTTCTTCATCCATGTCGAATCCCATCAACCACATAGCATTTACTTTTAAAACTTTTGCAAGTTTCGGTGCTGATATGTTAGATGGTTTATGACTACCATTAACATATTGGCTTATGGAGGCTTTGCTAACTCCACTTCTATCTGCAAGTTCTTGTGCACTCATATTTATATTATTCATAGCTTGTTTTAATCGGTTAGCAGTTGTTGGCCATTTCATATACTAAACCTCCTCTATCTATATATGCATATTTTATATTTGGATTATACAACAACGTTTAACCGAAATCAAACAAAAAGTTAAAAAACTTTAAACTTTAGGGTTGACAACTGAGTTAAACAGGGTTAAACTAGCATTAAAGTTAAACAAGGTTTAACAAATGCGAATGGAAGGAGGTACGACAATGCCATATCAGTATGACAAGCTGAGAGGAAGAATAATAGAGAAGTACGGAACGCAGGGTAATTTTGCCAAGGCATTGGGATTATCAAGTAATTCTGTATCAAAGAAGTTGAACTGTAGAACTGGATTTACTCAGGAAGAGATGAACAAGTGGGCTGAACTACTTGACATTGATTTAAAGGACTATCCAGCGTATTTTTTTGCTTAGAAAGTTAAACAGAGTTTAACCGATAAGAGAAAGGAGAAGCATAGTTGATAACCAAAGAAAAAGCAGAGCAGATAATCGCTCTTGCGGAAGGTATGACACATGCAGAGTGGAGCAGAATCAACCATATCGTTGTGACTGGTTTTGAGACACAAGAAGCCAAGTTAACCTTTGAGCCACCAAAGGAACTTGACCTCCTGCTTAAACAGAATTTTATTCCTTGACAATCTGAATAAATGCTGGATTTATTCGATAGTCTTTGCCCTGGTACTGGATATGAATGTAATCGTACTCAAAGCATTTTGCATATCGTGAACCATTTTCATATTTCAAGTTCTCTTTGAAATATGTAACAGGATCCTGACAATCTGCAACGGTAGCAGTTTCGGTTATATCTACCCATTCGCCAAGTAAGCAAGCATAAATTCGCATAGTTTCACCTTCTTTCGTATGGATTGATGCTAAAAGCACCTACGGAAATTATAGGGTGAAATGATGGAGACGACAAGGAGAAAGGAGGGAAGAAATGCTCAAGAAGATATACACAGAGCTTGTACAGATAAGAAAAGAGCTCCAGACAATCAGAAAGCTGCTGGAGTATAAGCCTATCGACACACTCATAATTCAGAAAGAATACAGATGAGAGGTAAAGAAAAGATGTTGACCACGATCATTGGCATAGCCATTGGGACATTTGTCGGAAGGTTGATTTTCGACATTTGGAAATCAAGAAGGAAAGGAGATGGGAACGATGAAGGCAAAGAAACTTAAGAAAGAAGTGGACAAGACAATAAAGTACCTGTGCAAGAAGGTTAGAGACGATAACTATATGTGTGACTACAAGGATTCCATGGCACGGACTCTTGACTCCATGATGAAAACAAGAGCCCGGCTTGGTAAGAAGAAAGGCAAGTGAGATACATGGAAAAAGATAAATTAAGAGAACTGGAGAAAACCTGTGAGAGCGTAAGGCAGTTTTTACAGGAGAATGAATTTACGCCATATGATTCGGTTGTTGTGTCACTGGATGGAGTCAAGGTGATACATACGGATGCAAGTATTCCGAATAACAACAAAGCGACCGAGAGTTAGTCGGCCGCCCTGTAGATGTTAGGTTGAGATTATACACGGTTGTATGGGTGCATTTTATCAAGTTTTGATAATGCAGAACCAAGAGATGGTGAGTTCATAAAGTTACGATACTCAGTTTCAGATACGCCATGGTACTGGTAAATAGCACCATTATGAAACTGTATCTCTAATGTGTTGTTTTCCCAGCCTACACTGTGAATTCTACTTGAAGATACGACAGTTCTATTCATAGGTATAGTTTTCACTTCCTTTCTTTGTATTTAGTTATAAACATATGTTCATACCAGTATATATCGTATCTAAATATAAGGAGGTAGTCAAGTGGATAAAAGTGAAATATTACAGGCCGTTGAGAGAGAAAGAATCAGACAGGGCATGTCAAAGCGTAAATTGGCTGAAAAGGCAGGATTTACCGACAGGAGCTTGTACATGTGGGAATCAGATAAAAGAGGAATGACATTGACCAATGCCGACAGCTTACTAAAAGCGGTTGGGCTGAGGCTGGTCATAGAGAAAGGAGAGTGAGAGTGATGAGCAGAGCGGTCAAAGACATACAGGTAATAGGTGTCAGGGAGATTGGCCGGTTGCCGTACATAAGCAAGGCGAAAATGATGAAGATATTTGAGATGTCATTATCTACAGCAACCAGACGTATAGCAGATCTTGACAGATATGTCCAGTCTGGCAGATATGGACCATACACCATACTGGATGGTGCCGGAGTAACAAGGGTCAATGTGCTTGCCTTGGTGGATTATCTGAAGTACAAGAAACAGCTTGACGCTGGCAGACGAGTGCCGCCGTTTGACATAAATAAGGTGGCAAAAGAAGCCGTCATAAACTGGGATGAATTAGATTCCTGACAGTAAAAAAGCACCTTTGGAATAGCAGTTCCGCCGGTGCATAGAAAAATACTCAAGAAAATCATAGCAGAAAAGGGGAAGAAAAGCAATGAAGAGGAAGAACTTAGACACAAAGGCTGTCAAGGCCGTGAGCCTTGTAATAATGAGCATTTTGTTTTTGCTGTTGGCATACAACATCATATTCAATGCAGAAGTGCTGCTTGCACTGCCGGCGGTAGGATTGGTGGCGTACTTGCTTGGAACCGTGTTCACGGAGCTGGGACTTTATGGCGTGCTTGAACTTATGAACAGCATTGAAGATGCCAGAGAGGAATAGAACATGGTTGAGATGAAAGTGCTCGGAAGCCATGAAGAGTGGCTCAGGGCAAGAACCAAGATAGGCGGGTCGGATGCCTCTGCCATCGTGGGTATGAACCCATACAAGACCAACGTGGATCTATTCAAGGAGAAAGCCTACGGCATAGAGCCTGAGGACATATCAGACAAGCCTTATGTCAAGTATGGCACAGAGGCAGAGAAGCACCTGAGAGAACTATTTAAGCTGGATTATCCACAGTATCAAGTTGGGTATGTGGAAAACAACATGTTCACAAACGACAAATACCCATGGGCGCACGCATCGCTAGATGGATGGCTTTTAGATCAGGATGGCCGCAAGGGTGTGTGGGAGTGCAAGACAACCAACATACTTCAGTCAAGGCAGAAAGAGAAGTGGGATCACAGGATCCCGGACAACTATTACATACAGGTGTTGCACTATCTCATGGTAACAGAGTTTGACTTTGTGGTGATCAAGGCACAGCTCAAGTCAGAGTTTAACGGCGATGTGTATCTGCAGACGAGGCACTACAAGATAGAGCGGTCGGAGGTAGAGGATGACATCCAGTATCTTATTGATGCTGAGAGAGAGTTCTGGGAGAGCGTACAGGCAAAGAAAGAGCCACCGCTGATACTTCCGGAGATATAGGAGAGATGCAATGTATTACAACGAATGTCCACAGTGCGGTGCTTGCCTGGATCCAGGTGAACACTGTGACTGTGAGGAAGAGAGACAGCGACAGATAGCACGCATTATGGCAATGGTGCGAGAGAACAAGGAGAGTCACCAGATGGAGCTGGTGCTGAATTAGGAGGTTAAAAATGGAATTAAGAGTTAATGAGGTAGCGATACCAGAGAAGATTGATTTTAACTATGAGGAGCTCAAGGCTGAGCTTACATCTAAGGTCTCATTTTATGAGACGCTTGTCTACACAGATGACCAGATCAAGGACGCAAAGGCAGACAAGGCGAACCTTAACAAGTTAAAGAAAGCCCTCAATGACGAGAGAATAAGAAAAGAGAAAGAATACATGCAGCCGTTTAATGTGTTCAAGGCTCAAATCAACGAGATCATAGGTATCATAGACAAGCCTATAGCGGTGATAGACGAACAGGTCAAGGCATACGATGAGAAACGCAAAGCTGAAAAGCAGAAAGCCATTGAAGATCTGTTCTCTCAGATAGGTTTCCAGAACTTTGTCACGTTGGAAAAGATCTGGGATCCTAAGTGGTTGAATGCATCGGTATCGATGAAGAGTATAGAAGATCAAATGAAGTCAAGAATGTATGAGATCGGCAATGGAGTGCTTACACTCAGTCAGCTCCCGGAGTTTGGCTTTGAGGCTACAGAGGTATTTAAGGAGACATTAGACATTAACAAGGCCATTTCTGAGGCTAAGAGAATGTCAGAGATTGCCAAGGCAAAGGCAGAAGCTGAGGCAAGGAGAAAGGCTGAGGAAGAGTCACGAAAAGCAGCAGAAGAGGCAAGACGAAAGGCTGAGGAAGAGCGCAAGGCACAGGAAAAGGTTGCCGAGGAGCAGAGAGCCGCAATGGCAAAGGCTATGACACCACCAGAGGAGGTACAGCCGACACCAGTACAGGAGTCACAGCCGGAACCACAGAAGATGGTAGTCAAGTTTGAGGTAGAACTTACAACAGAAGATGCAACGGCTCTGAGAGAGTTCTTCCAGAGCAGAAATATAACATTTAGAGCGATTAAGTAGGAGGTATACAAGATGATTAAAGTAGAAATAGACTCAGTATCAATGAGAGGGAATACTCCGGTGCTAGTAATGGAGTTAGCACTTGCAATGAAGAGTTTAAGGGAGTCACTTGCTAAAAGATATGGAGAGGTTGCTACAGAAGAGTTGATAAGTAGAGCCATGGAAGCGTCCAAAGCTGAGGGAGACATTAACGAGATTATGAGTGACCTCATAGATGATGTCTTATTTAAGATATTGCCAAAAGCCAATATAAACAAGGACAACATAAGGGAAATGCCACAGGCTCTGAAAGAGGTACTGCGCAAGATGTTAGAAGATATGATTATGCATTAGGAGGATCAAGATGATTGTATTAAATAAAGGTTCAGTACAGTTGGAAGGGTCAACAATAATGTTGATCGCTGAAATGATAACAGCCATAAGCGGAGTGCGATCTATCGTTGAAGAAGATTTTGGAACAGATGTGGCAAATCAGTTTATAGACAAGGCTGTAGAGATTGTAAAGCAGAATAACAGCGAGATTGATATTTTAGAATTGGCAACCGAGTTAGCGGAGGTAAGAGAAAATGGCAGTAAATAACAGTTTAGTAGCAAAAAGTAAAGCACAGCAGAATCTGGGAATTACAGAGTATCTTACAAAAGATGCAATCAAGAACCAGATCAACAAGGTGGTTGGTGGCAAGAATGGACAGAGGTTCATATCTGCTATCGTATCAGCATATAACACCAACCCTACACTTCAGGAGTGCACGAATCAGTCGATTCTTTCAGCTGCACTTCTCGGTGAGAGTTTACAGCTTTCACCATCTCCACAGCTCGGACATTATTACATGGTCCCATTCAACAATACAAAGACTGGTGTCAAGGAAGCTCAGTTCCAGATGGGATATAAGGGATATATTCAGCTTGCGATCCGTTCCGGTCAGTATAAGAGACTGAATGTTGTCGCTATCAAGGAGGGAGAGCTTGAGTATTTCGATCCACTCAACGAGGACATCAAGGTTAATCTCATGGTAGATGATTGGGATAAGAGAGAAGAGGCTGAGACAATCGGCTACTATGCAATGTTTGAGCTTGTTAATGGATTCAGGAAGACAATGTATTGGAGTAAGGCTCAGATGCTTGCTCATGCGGACAAGTATTCACAGGCATTTTATAAGGACGCTGGAAAGGTCAAGACAAAGTACGGAGAGAAGCAGAGAGTATCATTTGCTGACTATGAAGCCGGTAACTATGATCCTCGTGATTCTTGGATGTATTCATCGTTCTGGTATAAGAACTTTGATGGCATGGCATATAAGACAATGCTCCGTCAGCTGATCAGCAAGTGGGGAGTAATGAGCATAGAACTTCAGAAAGCATTTGAGGGTGACATGGCAACCTTGGACGCTGAGGGACGTCCTACATATGTTGAGAATGACAATGATGAGTATGTGGAAGCCACAGCAACAGAGGTGAATGAGCCAGAGGATGCTCAGAATACACAGAACAGTGTTCAGAATCCACAGCCGACACCGGCAGAAAATCCACAGCCAGAGATGAACGCTGCCGAGGCGGCACTATTCGGAAGTTTCAAGTAGTTACATTGACATTACATTTAATACATCACAACACGCAGCGTAATGTCTTAGCATATATCCCTGTTGCTCTTATTTGAGGGTGACAGGGGGAAAGGAGCATTGATGGCTTGGAACAGGTCAAGAGCCAAGTACGGCAACAGGAAGGTTGTTGTAGACGGCATCACATTTGACAGCAAGAAAGAAGCTCAGAGATATACAGAGTTGAAATCACTTGAGAAAGCTGGCAAGATAACCGGTTTACAGCTCCAGCGTGAATTTGAACTGATACCGGAACAAAGAGAAAAGACAGATCAGATATATACCCAAGGCAAAAACAAGGGCAGATTCAAACCGGGAAAGCTCCTGGAGCGTAAGTGCTCATATGTGGCTGATTTTGTTTATTGGGACTTGGAAAACAACTGCATGGTTGTGGAAGATACAAAGGGCATGAGAACAAAGGAATACATCATAAAGCGCAAGTTGATGCTTTATAAGTATGGAATAAGGATCAAGGAGGTGTGACATGGGTGGCAGAAGCAAAATGGATAAAGCTGGCAACAGATATATTCACAGATGACAAGATTATGCTTATATCTGCTCTTCCCAAGGGAGATTCAATAATCCTCATATGGATTAAACTGTTGTGCCTTGCGGGGCGCATGAATAATAGCGGTGTATTTGCTCAGGGCGGTGTGGCATATACCGCTGATATGCTTGCTACATTGTTTGGCCAGAAGCCAGCCATGGTAAAACAGGCCATAGATATATTTGCAATGTACGGCATGATTGAGATTGTGGATGGAGTGATCACAATTCCAAATTGGGGTAAGTACCAGACGCTTGATCAGCTTGATAATAAAAAGGCTTACATGAAGGATTACATGAGAGATTACAGGGAAAAACAGAAGAGGTTAACAGGTGATGTTAATAATAAGTCTGATGTAAATGGTTGTAAAACTAACTGTAAAACTAACAGTAAAGCTAATGTTAGCCGTACAGATATAGAAATAGATATAGAGAAAGAGAGTAAAAAGAAAAATACAAAAGAAAAAGGCGGGGAGACAGCACTAAAGTCTGAACCAGTGTACAGCGATGATCCAGAGCTTAACGATGCCATAGTAGAGTTCATCAAGTTTCGTAAGGACATCAAGAAGCCTATGAGTGACAGGGCCATAACGCTGATGATGAACAAGCTTGAGTCGCTATCACACGATAAGCATGAACAGGTACAGATTCTCAATCAGTCGATAATGCAGGGATGGACAGGTCTATATGCGCTTAAGGATGACGGTAAGAGCCGAGGACAGCCACGGAACGTGAATCCAAATGGATTTGCAAACTTCAAACAGACAGATCATTCGGAGCAGCTTGGACAGCTTGAGAAGATGCTGGCTGATGAGCTGAATAAATAACACACGAAAGGAGCCGAACCTCCGGCCGGGGTAATGCTATAGCGGGTTCCTGAGAAGTGAATGACATACAGAGAGTTTTTAGAGAGCAAGATAGAGCTTGCTACTGACAGCGGCTTTGAGGTCGATAAGAGCCGCATCAATAAAGCCCTAAAGCCACATCAGAGTGATGCGGTAGCATGGGCGCTGAAGGGTGGACGTAGAGCCTTGTTTGAGTCGTTCGGACTTGGCAAGACTGCACAGGAAATTGAATTCTGCCACCTTGCAGCAGAACATACCGGCGGTAGAGCGTTGATTGTATTACCGCTTGGAGTTAAGCAGGAGTTTACAAGGGATGCTGTGGAGCTCCTGGGCTATGAGAAGCCAGAATATTGCCGAACCATGGAAGAGGTTGAGGCAAGCACAAGTCAGATCGTTCTGACGAACTATGAGAGAGTGAGAGACGGAGATATAGATCCATCGTATTTTGCGGCAACCTCACTTGACGAAGCCTCCGTGCTTAGATCATTTGGATCTAAGACATACCAGACGTTCCTTGACAAGTTCAAAAATGTACCTTACAAGCTCGTAGCGACCGCTACACCATCACCGAACAAGTACAAGGAGCTTATACACTATGCTGGATATCTTGAAGTCATGGACACAGGACAGGCACTTACAAGGTTCTTTCAAAGGGATTCAACCAAGGCGAACAACCTGACACTGTACCCGAACATGGAGGATGAGTTCTGGTTGTGGGTAAGTAGCTGGGCGCTGTTCATCACAAAACCTTCAGACATCAACCCTGATTATTCCGATGACGGCTATGTGCTTCCACCGCTTGATGTGAGGTGGCACGAAATACCGATACACTACGGAGATTCAGTTGACAGGGACGGCCAGATGGAGCTTTTCACTCAGGCTAGTACAGGACTTAAAGAAGCCGCAAAGATCAAGCGTGAGAGCATAGATGCCAGGGTTGAGAAGATGAAGGAGATAGTTGACAGTTCGCCGGAGGAACATTTTATTCTGTGGCATGATCAGGAAGCAGAGAGACACGCAATCAAGAAAGTATTGCCAGAGACAGTGGATATATACGGATCCATGGACTACGACCTCAGGGAACAGAGAGTTATAGATTTTTCCAATGGCAAGACAAGGTTATTTGCCACCAAGAAGTCAATCAGTGGTTCAGGATGTAACTTCCAGCGGTTTTGTCACCGGGAGATATTTGTTGGTATTGATTATGAGTTCAATGACTTCATACAGGCTGTGCACAGGTGTTACAGGTTCCTGCAGCAGGACACAGTAGTAATAGACATCATCTACATGGAGAATGAGCGGGAGATCAAGGATGCACTGATCGAGAAGTGGAAGAATCATAATCACATGGTCAAGAAGATGATCGAGATCGTGAAGAAATATGGCCTTGATTCGGCAAACAAGACGGAGAGATTGGAAAGGAAGATGGGTGTGGAAGGTACAAGAGAAGAGAGAACGGTAAGAGGCAAGCATTATGAGGCTGTGTATGGCGACTGTGTGGAAGAGACAAGGGCAATGGAGAGCAACAGCGTTGATTTGATACATACGTCGATACCGTTCGGCAATCACTACGAGTACAGCGCAAATTATAACGACTTCGGACACAATCAGGATACAGAGCGGTTCTTTGAACAGATGGACTACCTGACGCCGGAGCTTCTGAGGGTGCTGAAGCCGGGAAGAGTGGCGGCCATCCACGTTAAGGATAGAGTGCTGTTTGGAAATGCAACAGGCACAGGCATGCCGACTATTGAGCCATTCCACGCTGACTGTATAGAACACTATATGCGTCATGGCTTCCAGTATTTCGGAATGATAACAGTGGTTACGGATGTTGTACGAGAGAATAACCAGACATATCGCCTTGGATGGACTGAGCAGTGCAAGGACGGCACCAAGATGGGCGTGGGATGTCCGGAATACATTTTGTTGTTCCGCAAGCTGCCAACGGACCACAGCAAGGCATACGCTGATGAGCCTGTCACAAAGTCCAAAGACGAATACACAAGGGCACAGTGGCAGATAGATGCTCACGGATACTGGAGAAGTTCAGGAGACAGGCTGATAAGCAAAGAGGAGCTTGAGGGTGTATCTGTGGATAACTTACAAAGAGTGTACAGACAGTACAGCAGAGAGCACGTATACAACTATGAGGAGCATGTGGCACTTGCAAAGTACCTGGATACAGATGGCAGGCTTCCAGCTACATTCATGGTTGTAGCGCCGGGATCCTGGAATCAGCTTGAGGTATGGGATGACATAAACCGGATGAGGACGCTCAACACGACACAGAGCAGACGAAGGGCAACGATGCACGTGTGCCCGCTGCAGCTTGATATTGTTGAGAGGATTATCAACAGGTACAGCAATCCGGGCGATGTGGTATATGATCCGTTCGGCGGCCTTATGACAGTACCAATGATGGCGGTCAAGATGCACAGATTTGGCAAGGGATGTGAGCTCAATCCGGATTACTTCAGAGATGGTGTTGGCTATCTGCAGTCCGAGGAGAATGAGGTTGACTCACCGACGTTGTTTGATTTTCTGGAGGTGGGCGACGAGTGATAAATGGAGAGCTTATTGTTGATAACTTTGCCGGAGGTGGTGGAGCATCAACAGGGATTGAGATGGCTACAGGGTACAGCGTTGATATAGCAATCAATCATGATCCGGAAGCCATCAGGATGCATAAGGTCAACCATCCAAACACAAAGCATTACTGTGAAAACGTGTGGGCGGTTGATCCTGTGAAAGCTTGTGAGGGACATCCGGTAGCTCTTGCCTGGTTCTCTCCGGACTGCAAGCATTTCAGCAAGGCCAAGGGTGGGAAACCAAAGGATAAGAACATCAGAGGGCTTGCATGGGTAGCATGCAGATGGGCGGCACTTGTGAGACCGAGAGTGCTTATGCTTGAGAATGTCGAAGAGTTCAAGACATGGGGACCGCTCAACAGAGGACATCATCCGATAAGGGCAAAGCAAGGAGATACATTCAGGCAATTTGTAAAGCAGCTCAATGAGCTGGGATATGAGGTACAGTTCAGAGAGCTTGTGGCGGCAGACTACGGAGCACCGACTAAAAGAAAAAGGTTCTTTATGATCGCAAGGTGTGATGGTGCACCTATCATGTGGCCAAAGCCTACGCATGCACCGGCAGACAGTGAAGAGGTCAAGGCGGGACTGCTCAAGCCTTATGTTGGGGCATATACACAGCTTGATTTCAGCCTGCCATGTCCGAGCATCTTTGATACATCAGAGGAGATCAAGGAGAAGTACGGCATTCGGGCGGTGAGGCCACTTGCGCCAAAGACTATGCAGAGGATTGCAAGAGGGCTGAAGAAGTTCGTTCTGGATAATCCAGAGCCGTTTATAATTCAGTGCAATCACGGCGGTGAGAGAAAGCCACAGGATATAAGAGATCCAATGCCGACAATCACAGGCAAGCACGGATATGGAGTTGTAGAACCATATATGGTTCAGATAGGTCAGACTGGATTCTCTGCAGATCGTAGCAAAGATGTGAGAGAACCACTTACAACTATTGTCAGCAAGAATGAGCACTGTCTAATAAGTCCTACACTTATTCAATATCATTCGGAGACCAATTCAGACGAGGTGCGAGGTCAAGGCATAGAGAATCCGATCATGACAGTGGACAGTTCAAACAGATATGGCCTTGTGACTTCGTTCCTCAGCAAGTTTTACAAGACAGGGATAGGACAGGATGAGAGAGAACCGCTGCATACAGTGACAACATCAGCCGGACATTTTGGAGAGGTCAGAGCATTCTTGATTAAATACTACGGAGAGGGTACAGGGCAGGATATAGAACAGCCGCTTGACACAGTGACATCAAGAGACCGGTTCGGTCTTGTAACAATCCAAGGTGTTGAGTATCAGATCGTGGATATTGGTCTCAGAATGCTTGAGCCAAAGGAGCTATATGGATGCCAGGGGTTCCCAGATGATTACATCATAGATCATGACAGCACAGGTAAGACATATTCAAGAAGCGAACAGGTTAAGAGATGTGGAAATGCAGTTTGTCCACCTATACCGGCGGCGATGGTGAGGTCGAATCTTCCGGAGCTTTGTGTAAGAAAAAGGATGCCAAACATGAGGATAGGCGAAGAAGAGAACGGGCAGTTGTGTTTTGTTTAGAGAAAGGAGAACACATGACAGAATTTGAGATAGATGCAGCATTTAACACCATCTGCCGACCTGGGCGGGTGGTGAGGATACTCACGAAGAACGGAAAAGAGGAGAATGTCCCTATAAGGGTTTGGAAGTGCTGGACCATCATTGATACATATGAGCACCATGTACTGATGCAGAGCGAAAAGGGCTACCATGAGAGCTTCAGCAACACAGACATAAGAGAGATGATTAGGAAGGGAGAAATACGATGGAGATAGTACCAGAGAGAATAGAGAAAGGTGGCGGTGTAGATGTCAATTAAACCGATTTTATTCAATACTGAGATGGTTCGGGCAATTTTGGACGGGAGAAAGAGTTGCACTAGACGAATTGTGAAACATGATGTTGAAGCGATTCTGAATAGTCCGTATCACAAAGAGCATCCAGAGGTGGAGGATGAGCAGATTATTAGCAAGTTATGTATACCGCCATATCAGCCGGGTGATATTTTGTATGTCCGGGAAACATTTATTCAGGCAGCAGCTAACATCTTTTGGTACAAGGCAGATGATAAATTATGGATGTCAAAAGATTTACTTTGGAAGCCATCCATTCACATGCCGAAAAAAGCCGCACGTATCTGGCTTAAGGTTACGGATGTGAGGGTGGAGCGGTTGCAGGAAATTACAGAGGATGGAGTGTGGGATGAAGGATTTAAATTTAAACCGCCATGCTTAACCAGAGTATCAGCAGATGGACATACTTGCGATTTAGATGGTCCATGTATGAGCAGTATTAAATATTGCGACATGACTATGGGAGAGCTGTTTGGTAGGGAAGTTTGGAACAGCACCATCAAGAAATCCGACCTTGATTACTACGGTTGGAGTGCGAATCCGTGGGTGTGGGTAATAGAATTTGAACGATGCGAAAGAGGTGGAGTAGATGAAAGATAGATGCCTATTCAAGGCGAAAATTTGTAATGGAGAATGGGTTGCAGGATTTTTACATTGTAAGGAAAATAAATGGTATATCAGCAATAAAGCAGGGGCACCATTTGCATTTGAAGTGCGACCAGATACTATCTGTCAGTGCACAGGCTTGAAAGATAAGAACGGCAAGCTGATATGGGAGAATGATGTTATAAAATATCATTTTGGCAATGCATATGCACAAATCAGATATGGAGCATATCAAAGCTGCTTTGATAATCAAAAAACGGAGCACATAGGATTTTATGTGGATTGGTCAGAGAGCAGGAATTATCGCAAAGACTTAGGATATTGGATAAACATGGTTAATGCAGAGGTCGTTGGCAACATCTTTGACAATCCGGAATTGATAAAGGAGAGTGATACATAATGGCCAAATGGAATATAGACACAGTTCCCAAATGTGAAAAGGGAACTACTTCAGATGAGGTTCTTGTAACGATAGAAAAAGCCTCAATAATAACAGGTGAAATATACAGTCGAGTTGTTAAGGCGGTATATATCCCACATCACAATTGTTCGTTGGAAGATTTAGAATGGAACGTGGATGATGATATCTTAGATGGGTGGGAGTATACAGAAGATGGTATTTCTTGGTGGATCCCACAGGGCTGGTATGAAGTACATGATTATTGTGATAATTACGAATACTCAAAGATTACAGATAAGGTAGTAGCCTGGAGAAAGTTGCCAAAACCTTATGAACAGAGAAAGGAGACTATATAGAATGGCATATGCAGGCAAATGCGATAGATGCGGCGGGTTCTATGACCTGCCGTTTGAACACGGAGCGCCGATAAGGGCAAGGATGGTTGATGTGTTCGATGATCCAGTAGAGACAAAGGATCTATGCCCAGACTGTCTGGAAGAACTACGAGATTTCCTTGATGGGGCACAGCTCAATGATCCGCTTGAAGAAAGACAGATAGGGTTTAAGACACAGGCAGATCCATATAATCACTTGATGAAAAGATTTACCCGGAAGGAGTGAGAGTATGGCGAAATCAGATAGGAAACTACACGAAGCAAGAATGGCGGGGGCTGCATGGCTGATGGATGTCATCAAGACACAGGGCATGGAAGCAGCAGAGAAAGAGCTTAAGGTCAGAGGAGCCATGTTTGTTCCGCTTGAGGTCAACCAGAAGCAGCTTGACGAAGCTGTGTATAAAATCAAACTGAATACAATAGATTGTATTTTGATAATGAGTTGCATGGTACTTCGGGATGAGTTTGATTTTGGACAGAAGAGGCTTGAGAGATTCTGCGAAAGATTTAATTTAAAGACTGATGCGCTGTGTGATGAAGAAATTATCTGGGATGATCTTATACAGACTTTGAAGGAAGAAACAGGTTTGGATTTCACCATCCGGGAGAACAAGTAGGAGGTGAGACGGTGAAAGCAAAAGAGTATTTGAAACAGGTGAAGCTTCTGGATGTTAAGATCAGACAGAGGAAGATAGAGCTTGCAGGACTCAAGGAAGATGCAACTTGCACCGGTGCATTTGATTATTCATCAGAAAAGGTACAGACAAGCGCTAAGGCTGATTCTATGAGCAATAAGGTGGCAAAGTATGTTGACCTTGAGAAGGAGATTCATGAGGACATAGAGCGGTTCACGGAGCTCAAGCATAAGATCATAGGACAGATACATATGCTGGACAAGCCGAAGTACATCAATGTATTGTTCAAGAAATATATTGAATATAAGGACCTGAAGGAGATTGCCAAAGAACTTGATTATTCATATGACCATATTCGCCGGGTTCATGGATGGGCATTGTTAGACTTCCAAAGAAAAAATTTATAATTTTGCCACAAGATGACACAAAATGCCACATTCATACGTGTTATAATAGTATGGTAAAATTATATTGATTCATAAGGGACATAACTGTTTGCCATTTCGGTTGTGCCCCTTTTCTTATGCCCAGTGGTTGTAAACCTCCCCTTGTGAAAAAGTGAACGCTGATCTCTCCCCACTGGGCTATTTTGTTTGAGGTGTGAGAAAGTTAAACATAGCTTCGAACCTATACCGAAGCTAGGAAGAGGTAAATATGCAGATTGAGTATGTTGATATTGATAAGTTAATACCATATGCCAAGAATGCAAAGAAGCATCCACAGGAACAGGTTGAGCAGAT